TACTTATTTAAGATTATATTAAATAAGCTATATTAAAATGAATACACAACTATTGTGTCTGTTTACAACAAAAGGTCAAATAGATAATTCTTTAGATTTTATACTAAAAAACTATATATTACAGAATAACAATATCTTTGTTTTGCAGAGCAAGATAAATGATGACGAATTGTATATAACTTTTAATGTAGAAAAAGGTTCTGCACCAATTGATTCTGAATGGAAAACTATACTTGTTCATAGAAAAAAACAATCCAACACTATATACACTATAAACGCCTTAAACGAAGTTATTAAATCAAAAACAGGCGGTCAAATTGATACTTCATTTCAAATAGATTGGGATGATTTTACCAATTGTATACTAACTACTTCAAATACTGGATACAGAATGATATCTACAAAGGTGTTCAAAACTATTAATACTCAAAATTTGTAATTTCAAAATATTATTCGTATATTTGGTTTATGCCAAAATACAAATTTACTCCAATTCAATTACATACCGATAAAGACGTTGATATATTCGAAAAAAACGAAATAGAAATATCAAAAGCAATTATCTATGGTATAGATTATGGTATCAAATACAAAAAACCGGTTGTTGATTTTGCAGAAATTGTATTAAAACACGCATTCTACATAACCCTATCTATCGAAAGTTCTCAATTTGAAAATTTAATAGAGCAAAACCTACAAACTTTACTAAAATATGAAGAATATGAAATGTGTGCCTTATGTGTAAAATTGAAAAATAAATTAAAAAAACAAAGTGAAAAACCAAATAAACAGTTATGAAAGAACAGAAAGAACAAACCGCAATTGAATATTGCGAAGAAACCTACCCACAAACGTGCGAAGAATTCAAAAACATTTTAGATGAAATGTATGTCACCTTTTGTAAAAAACAAAGAAACTACGGACCTGGGAACATTTCAGTAGGAACTTCATTAGAAAGTAAAGATGATGTTAAGTTATCCCTAACTGGATTATGGTTCAGACTTAATGATAAAGTACAACGATTGAAACAATTGGTAGTATTAGGTCAACCTGATGAAGTAGGTGAATCAATACAGGACACATACGAAGATATCTCCGTATATGGCATAATTGCTCAAATAGTACAAAGAGGCAAGTGGGCAAAATAAATTTGTTAATATCAAATAAATAACGTATATTTGATATAACAAAAGCAAAAAGGTTATATTTATTAGTAGGAATATTGCAATATAACCTTAAAACTTAAAAACAATTTATTAACATTTAAAACTTAAAATTAATGGACATTTCATTAGCATTAAAGAGATTTAGCTCTTTACAAAACAACACAAAAAAGTCTGACTCAATTTGGAAGCCAGCAAACGGTAAATCTCAAATCCGTTTAGTACCCTACAAATTTAATAAAGATAATCCTTTTATTGAATTGTATTTTCACTACAACATTAACAACAAAACGTACTTGTCACCAATTTCATTTGGAAGACCTGACCCAATCGTAGAGTTTGCAGACAAACTTAAACGTACAGGCGATACTGATGATTGGAAAGCAGGTAAGAAAATGGAGCCAAAATTAAGAACATTCGCACCAATCGTTGTTAGAGGTAAAGAAAATGAGGGTGTTAAATTTTGGGGATTTGGTAAAACAGTTTATCAGGATATTTTGGGTTACATAGCCGATCCTGATTATGGGGATGTTACTGATCCAATCAGTGGTAGAGATATTGTATTAGAAGTTACCGCAGCGGAAGAGTCTGGTACATCATATCCAACAACAACAATTAGAGTAAAACCCGCCGTTTCTAAACTGCACGAAGATGCGACAACCGTTCAACAACTATTGGAAGGACAAAAAGAAATTACTGAATTATATCAGGAATTATCTTACGCAGAATTAAAAGGTATTTTAGAAAATTGGTTAAATCCATCAGCAGGGGCACCGGATGAGGAATCAGTTGTAGCTGAATTAGCGGCAACTAAAACTCCAACACAACCTGTATCTACAACATCGGTTACAACCCCACAGTATGCGGCGACAACTCCTACAACGGAATTAAAAGATGATTTACCGTGGGAAGATGACGCACCTAAAACATCTGCACCAAAAGATGATGTAGCATCGGCATTCGATGATTTATTTAACAATTAATTAAAGCAGTTACGATGGCAAAAAGAGAAGATGATTTGGCAAGTGTTCTTGCTGAATCATTAAATAAACAAAATAAGGATGGTAAGATTGCGTATTTCCTAACAGATGAGGGAGGGGATGCACCAACAAATGTAAAAGATTGGTTATCGACCGGTAATGCAATGTTGGATGTGGCAATCTCTAATAGACCTTATGGGGGTTTGCCAGTTGGTAGAATTGCAGAGATTACGGGTTTAGAGCAGAGTGGAAAATCTCTGCTCTCTGCCCATCTTTTAGCAGAAACCCAAAAGAAGGGTGGTGTTGCAGTACTAATTGATACAGAAACCGCAGTAAGTAGGGAATTTTTAGAAGCAATCGGAGTAGATATTTCAAAACTACTTTATGTTTCAGTTGATACCGTTGAAGGTATTTTTGAAGCGTGTGAAACAATTATTGAGCAGGTTAGAAAAGGTGATAAAGACCGATTAGTAACAATTGTAGTAGATTCGGTGGCAGCTGCATCAACTAAATTGGAATTGGAAGCCGATTATGATAAAGATGGATTTGCAACAGGTAAAGCTATTATCATTTCAAAAGCAATGAGAAAGATTACCAATATGATTGGTAGACAATCTATCGCACTTATATTTACAAACCAATTGAGACAGAAAATGAACGCAATGTTTGGTGACCCCTGGACAACATCAGGTGGTAAAGCATTGGCATTCCATAGTTCAGTTAGATTGAGATTGAAGAATATGGGGCAATTGAAAGTTGGTGATAGAATTGTTGGTATTAAGGTTCGTACGCAAGTTATTAAAAACAGAATGGGACCGCCACTAAGATGTGCAGATTTTGATATCTTCTTTGATAGAGGTATTGATAACTACGGAGGTTGGTTAGCAGTTATGAAAGATAATAAAATTGTTAAACAGGCAGGTGCTTGGTATGAATACACTGATATAGAGAGTGGTGAAGTTATGAAGTTTCAATCTAAGGATTTTCCAAAGATGCTACAAAACGAAGTATTAAAAGACCAAATCTATCGTAGGATATGCGAAGAAACTATATTACAATATAAAATCAATTCGAATTCGGAAGAAGTTGAAGTTACAACGGACGAAACAAATGAGTCAGATTAATAAAAAGTATTTAGATATACTAAAACAAATAGATAAGGAACACAATGAATTTGGAGATTTACACAGAAACTCTAAAACATTAGTTATTGATGGTCTTAATACTTTCATTCGTTCCTGGTCAACTGCACCAAATCTTAATGATAATGGTGACCACATTGGAGGAATAGTTGGTACTTTAAAAAGTATCGGCTACGCCATCCGAACCATCAACCCAACACGCGTTGTAATAGTTTTCGATGGAAAAGCTGGATCGCAAAGTAGAAAAGAAATCTACTCCGGATACAAATCTGAAAGAGGTAAGAACAAAATCAAAATGAGATTGAATCGAGCCGCATCCGTTGAAATGAATCCAGAAGAAGAGAGTGAATCTATGAAACGGCAGATGTCCGCATTGGGTGATTTACTTTCAACTCTACCCGTTACAATTATGATATATGATGGGATAGAAGCCGATGATGCGATGGCATATATTGCAACTACTTTACGAAAAGATGGCGAGAAAGTAGTAATTATGAGTTCTGATAAAGATTTCTTACAATTGATAAACAAAGATGTTAGTGTATATTCTCCATCAAAAAAGAAAATGTATACCATAAAAGAAGTAATTGAGGAATACGGATTTCATCCACATAATTTCATTAATTTCAGAATGATTGATGGTGATAAATCCGATAATGTAGAAGGTATACCGGGATTGGGTATAAAAACTATTTTAAAAGCATTCCCAATACTTGTAGAAGAAACGGTACATACTACTGAATCTATGTTAGAGTACATTTCAACTTTACCAAAAAAATCAAAAGCACACGATTTATTTGAAAATAATTTGGAAATCTTAAAAAGAAATCGTAAATTGATGCAGTTATCCGAACCATCATTTAGTGGAAATCTACGTATGAAAATTATGGATAGATATGATGAATCTACTCCAAAATTTGATAAACAGGGCTTTTTAAAAGTAGGATTAAAATATCGTATTTTGGATGGGTTTACAAATGTTACGGATTGGATGCAATCTACATTTGGTTATATTGCAAAGTTTTAAATAGTTAAATTAATAAAAACAGTTATGGAAGAAGTATTAGTGAAACCGTTAGGTGATAGGGTATTATTATCTGAAACGGATGCTGGAGAGCAAAAAACTCCAAGTGGTATTATTATACCAGATAGTGCAAAAACGGAAGATATTAAAACCGCTAAAGTGGTTGCAATCGGCTCTGGAATATACACCGCAAGTGGTACTTTGATACCAATGAGTGTATCAGTGAATGATATCGTAATGATACCACCATACCATCAAGGTACAGAGGTTAAATTAAATGGTAAAAAATACCTATTAATGCGAGAATCAGAAATATTAATGATTAAACAATAAATAAAAAAATCACGGAGGAAACAAATTATGCCAATGAAGTGTATTAAGTCAATAAAAGAAACCCCAAATACAAAATTGGGTACAATATTAAGAGTTAAAGATTTAGAAGCCGATGAAAAAGTAACCAAAGGTAATTGGCAATATATTCCTAAATCTGAATGGAAGGAATCAACTCGCAAATCAAAAAGCGACCAAGCAGAGATTAAATCAAAAAAACAATCAAAGAAACAAAAAGCTGAAGCATAATGGAAGCAACCGATACACTCGTCAAATATGGGCAATCGTATCAATCGCGAGTTGTTACTTCCTTAATTACAGATGTCAAATTTTTAGAACAGGTATCGGAAATTACCAAAGAAGAGTTTTTTGAGTCCGATGCAAATAGGTGGATAGTACGTTCTGTCATAGATTACTTTAATGATTATAGAAATGTTCCTACAATGGAAGTTTTTAAAATTAAAATAGGTGAAATTGAAGATAAAGTATTAAAGCAAACTGCAATAGAACAACTAAAAACTGTTTATTTGCAAGTAGGTTCGACTGATTTAGAATATGTAAAAAAAGAATACTTAACGTTTTGTAAAAATCAAAAAGTTAAAGAGGCATTGCTTAAATCGGTTGATTTACTTAAAATAGGTCAATATGATAAAATAGTTGATTTAATGAACGCTGCATCCAAAGTTGGAGTTGAATCCGATTTGGGATTAGACTATATTGAAAACTTTGAATCGATAATGGAGGATGTTAAAAGAAACTCCGTATCAACCGGTTGGGATGTAGTGGATGAACTAATGGATGGTGGATTAGGCCCCGGTGAATTGGGGGTAGTTATGGCTCCATCTGGAATTGGTAAGACTTGGTTTTTATCAAAGATAGCGTGTGAGGCAATGAGAAGAGGTATGAATGTTCTACATTATAGTTTAGAATTATCAGAAAACTATGTTGGACAACGATATACTACAATCTTAACCGGAATACAAACATCCGAACATAAAGCTAGGAAAGAAGAGATTATTAGAAAAATAAAAGCAGTTCCAGGAAGAGTTCGTATTAAGTATTATCCTCCACAATTCGCATCTTCAAAAACATTATCATCTCATATTGAAAAATTAAGAGCAACTGGGTTCAACCCACAGTTAATAATAATAGATTATGCGGATTTACTTAAATCATCTGATAAAGGTAGAGATGGTGCATACGCTGAATTGGGTGGAATTTATGAAGAATTGCGGGGATTAAGTGGAACTGCTTTGATACCAATTTGGACTGCAACTCAAACAAATAGAGCCGCCATAGATCACGAAATTATTCAAGCGGATTCAGTTGGTGATTCATATAAGAAAGTACAAACTGCCGATTTCATTATGAGTGTTAGTAGAAAAACTAAGGATAAGTTATCAAATACGGGTCGTATTCACATCGTTAAGAATCGATTTGGACCTGATGGTATGACATTTCCGGCAAAGATTGATACATTTCACGGTATTATGGATGTTTTTGCGAGTAATTCTACCGATGGGGTAAGTGCGACTAGAGATAGTAAAAATGGAGAAGGTTTAGAAAAGAAACTACTACATAAAAAATATGTAGACAATATGGGTTAATGGTAAATTACGATAGTTTTAGTAAATTCATAGAAAATGATACTTTGGCATTGGAGTATCACAGAATAAGCAGAGATATAACTACTATCACAGATAGGGTATATGCTGAAAATGTGATATTCCAATATCATAGGAAAGAAGGATTTCCACACTATAACGTTAATAACCATAATAAGTTATCACAATTGAAATCATTAATTAATTTTGATGAAAACACAATATATGGGGATGGTAAATTAAACCAAACTATGCATTGTTTATCGTTAGCTTGGACTTATTTCCCGCATTGGGTAGAAGTTTTGTGTGGTAGTAGTAAAATGAGACCGATTGATTATTGGAATGATGATAGAAAATTAAAAGAAATTATTAGAAAAACGTGGGATTGGCAAGTTAAGCATGGGAATGGTACATTTACACTAAACAGATTACGACAAAACTTTAAGATATATGGTGGAAACCAATCGGTTAGTAATTTTAGACCATCGGTAGCCAAATGGATATACAATACATATGGTGGAGATACGGTATGGGATATGAGTTGTGGATGG